TGTTGGTTCTGATACTTGGGATAGTACGGGTGAAGATGCTGAACTTGGTGTATTTTATATAGTATTAGAAACACAAAATATATACACATACGATGGCGAAACATTAGTAAGTGTTGGTGGTGGTTCTGGAAGTGGTGGTGGAGAAAACATACCAATAGGAACAATAAGTGCATTTGCAGGTGATACTGCACCAACAGGATATTTAATGTGTGATGGTAGTGCAGTAAGTAGAACTACATATAGCGAATTATTTGCAGCAATAGGAACTACTTATGGTGCTGGTGATGATTCTACCACATTTAATTTGCCAAATATTAAAGGTAGAACAATAGTAATGCAAGATACAGACGATACTGATTTTGATACACTTGGTGAAACAGGTGGAGAGAAAACACACCAATTAACAGTTCAAGAATTAGCATCACATAGTCATTTGATGGGTTCACAAGGGGGAACACAAACCTCGAATTACTATATGGCTGTTACTCAAAATGGTGCAAATTCAATGGCTACACAAACTACAGGTGGAAATCAACCACATAACAACTTACAACCATACATAGTATTAAACTATATAATAAAAGCAACAATGACAACAGGAACTACATCAGAAGTAGTAAATGAATACTCTGATAGTCAAACTGATGCATATAGTTGTGATTATGTAAATGATTTAGTTGAAGATATATATTCTACAACTGAAACAAAGACTAATAAAAAATGGATAGATGGTAAACCTATTTATAGGAGAGTATTTGATACAGCATCTCCTTCTTCAACTGGATCATCAACAACAATAGCAACAATAGGTGCATTTAGTACATTAATTGATTTAAAAGGGAATATTGATTTAGAAGAATATGGGATAGTTCCTTTGCCACAAGCAATTGTTTCAAATAACATAAATACATTAACTATAGATGGTAAAACAGCAGGAAATATAAAAATGAAAATTGATAATGCTGCTTATTCAAGTAAAAGTGTAATAGTAATAGTAGAATACACAAAAACAACAGATTAAAAGCAAAAAGCCTAGTAAATCTAGGCTTTTGCTTAATCTTTAAAAGTGTGATATAATGAGAAAAAGGGTAAAAAGGTGATAGGGTTATGTTTGAAAGTATTACAATAGGAGATATAACAAAAGCGATAACTTTTTTAACGGTGTTGATAGGTGGCGTAGAGTTTTTAGCGTTAAGAATGAGAAAGTTTATTCAACGTGAAATAAAACCATTAAAAGTGGAATTACGTAAAAACTCTCTTAATACAATGAAAAATACCATATGCAATGATATGATACCGTTAAGTGAAAGAGTGACAGTAGGTAGAGAATATATAGAACAAGGTGGTAATGGTGCTGTAAAAGTAATAGTACATACCCTGGAAGAAGATTATGAAAAAGAAGTTAAGGAGGGTAAAATATGAATTTAAAAAGTATAATTACGCTTATAATAACAATCGTGTTTTCAGCTGCTTTCGGTTATGTTGTGTTTAAGTTTGCAGATAAAGAGCTTGCCAAAGTAATAGTAGCTGGTTTCTTAACAGTAGCAACTTCTGTTATAGGCTTTTATATTGGTTATCAAACAAATAAGAAAGATGATAAATAGTGTATTCGTGGGAAATTCAACAACTTATGGAACTACGAAACTACTTAATAACCGTTAAAGATTTTATAAATGTGACAAGCACATCACCGCAAATATACTTACTATGTTATAATTATAACGATGATACTTATTATTGGAAAACAAACGATAATTATGAATGGAATTTTAAAGTAAGGTGATAATATGGAAAGTTCTGTAGATGATGACGATATAGAGTTTTTAGATCCAATTGATGATGATATATGAAAAGGAGATGAAATTATGGAAAATGAAGAATTAGAAATTCAAGACACTTTCAACGAAATAGATGTAAGAGAAGAATTAGTTGAAGGAGGCGATACTGATGTACAAGATACAGAAGACATTACCGAATAGAGGTAATAAGTTTTATAATAATGGAGATAATGGTGGTTATTCTTGGTGTATAACAGGAAAACCTACTGTAGATGGACTAAATGTATTATGTAATTGCGTAGGTTGGGCTTGTGGCCGTTTCAATGAAATATATTCTAATGAAACAGGTTATCAAGGTATGAAATACAAAGAACTATGTTGTAATGCTGAAAAGTTTTATAATAAAGCAAAAGAAATAGGACTAGAAGTAAGACAAGAACCTACCAATGGTGGAATAATGGTATGGGAAGGTAAAGGCTCATTAGCAGGACACGTCGCTTCTGTCGAAAAAGTAATAGATAGTAATAGAACGTTTACAAGTGAAAGTGGCTATAATCATTTTGATTTTGAAAACTGTACTAGAACTAATGATAATGGAAACTGGGGATTAGACACAAGATATTTTAAATATCTAGGTTGTATAGTAAACCCTTGCAACCCTAAACCTGAAGATGATCCACAACCAACACCTACTGATTATCCATTTGAGGGAATAGTTAGAAAAGGTAGCGCTTTATATAATGAAAGCGGTTATAAATATCCTAATGGTGCAAGTTGTGATAGAGATGTAACTGTTCAAGGTGAAGTAAATGGAAGATATAAAGTATATGGTTCTACATTCAACCCACATATCGTATATGTAGATAAAGGAAATGTTACTAAAAAAGGTAGTGGTTATCCATTTCCAGCTATAATTAAAAAAGGAAGTCCATTATATAACGAAAACGGTAGTCGTTATCCTAGTAGTTGCCAAGCTGATAGAAAAGTTACTGTACAAGGCGAAGCGAACGGAAGATATAAAATATATGGTGAAACATTTAATCCACATATAGTGTATTGTGATAAGAATTCTATAGTAAGATAGGAGGTTTACATGGTTTCTCCTATTGAGTATAAAATATTCAGTACATATCATCAGACACATTTGCTAGGAACAGCAACAAATGTAGCAGGTGCTATACAAAAGATAGATTCAGTCATTTATAGAGAAGACGCGAATTATATCATTCAACAAATAGATCATGAACTAAATGAAGAATATACATTCGCAATTCTATATGGTATTGATGATTTCGAAAAATTTAAAGGTATGTATGAAAATAAACAAAAGAGATTAACAAGATAATCTCTTTTTCTATTGCATATTTTATAAAACAATGATATACTTTATTCAGAAGGAGGGTTTTGATTGGCATTATTTTTATATATCGCTATATTGATATTTGAAATATTATATTATAGCCTATTTATAAAATTAGCTAAAAAAGAGGGTAAGCTATGGAAATATTTATTAACGTTTGTTTTAGAAACAATAATAATATTTATTTTCAATTTAATGAATGTAATAACATATTTTATATTCATTATCACAACTTTGTTATTTCTTAAGTATCTTGTAAAAGTAAAAACAAGTATATTTGACATGTTATTAATATTTATCATGTTATTGATTAAAGTTTTGATAGAATTACCATTTTATATGCTATTTAGTAATAGTTTAGGCATATATGTAACAGGTATCATATATAGTATTGTTAAAATGTTGTTATTATATGTATTTAGAAATGAATTACATATAATGTATAACAATATGCAGAAATTATGGAAAAATAATAATTTCTATATAAGATATATATTTTCAACATTTATGTTTATATATGCGATTACTTCTTGCATTTTTATCATATTGTATTATTTATAAAGAGGGGAGGTGTCGACATGCCAGGAAAATTATTCTTTGGAATTAAACGTAAATAATTGAAATGAGATGAAAAGGTGGTGATAGTGTGTTCGACTTGGACAAATTGTCATACCGAGCTTATGGGAATCTAGTTATTGTAGTACTGCTTATGTTAGCCCTATTACTTAACTTATTCCCATTTTCTTTGGTAGAACTTATGATGTGCATTATACAAATTCCTATTTACTTATTTGTAAGAGGTCATTTAGAAGAGCCTATACACGCGAATGGTTTAAATATTTGTTTTATATTAACTATCATATTCTATATATTATTGTTTATAGCTATAAAGTTTATATATTTTCTATTAGGTGAAACGTTTACGATTATATTTTCAACACTATTAACTACATTAAGTTGCTATGTAACAAGTACTGTACCAAATAGAATGGAAGAAAAAGGTAAAATATTCTTTGGTTTCAAGAAACATGACGATAGTAAATATATTCGTTTAATGGATTTTATAAAATTTAATGGTATAGACAAAGAATTAATAGACGCAGAAGAAAGATTAAAACAAGTAGATGCACAATTATATTTAATATATAAAAGAAAGTTTAGAGAAGACAAAACTTTCAAAGAAATAAGTGAAGAGTTTGATTTGGATAATCCAAGAATTGTAGAATCGTTAGATAAAGCGTATTATTATATGGTCGGCGCTTTAAGAATCTAATGATTCTTTTTTTTTTGTCATTAGTCGTACTGACATTTATTTTTTATAAATAGTAGACTTATATTAAAGGAGAGATAATAATGTGTTAATTGCTTACCCTATTTACCTGACACGTTGTTATCTCTTTTTTAAATAAAAGGAGATGAGATTTATGTATAATGCACAAAATTATATGCAAACATATAACCCCTACAATCCATATAATCCACAAGCAACTGTTGATAATATTGATGAACAAATAAATAGACTACAAAAATTAAAAACACAAGTTCAGCAACCAAATCAACAACCTGCGATTAATCAAACATTTCAATTAGCGCCTACAAATAATAATATAATAAGATTCGCTAATTCAATTGATGATGTACAAAGAGAAATGATAAATGGTGATACACCTTTTTTCAGTAAAGATATGAGTATTGTATGGATAAAAAATATTAAGGGCGACATTAAAACTTATGAATTAACAGAAATAATAGCAAAAGATGAGAAAGATATACAAATAGCATTACTTCAAGGTGAAATAGATGAGTTAAGAAAGGAAATA